GCGGCGACGTGTCCGTGTACGAGCAGATGCGGCGCATGGCGAAGGATGCGGCGCGGTATCGGTGGCTGCGGTCAAGGATTGCAGGACGCGACCATGTTGCCGAGCTTGTCGAGTTGAACGACGAAGGCGGGCGACTGCTATCGGAGAACGACGCCGCCATCGACACCGCCATGCGCGCGGGGGAGGGTGAGTAACCGTGGGTGCTGCTGAACAACTCTGGCCCGACGTGATGGATTTGGTGACCGCCGCGAAGTACATGGGCTTTCACCCTGTCACGCTGCGCCAATGGAAAAGCCGTGGCGAGGGTCCGCCAGGAAAGAAGGTGGGAGGCCGGTGGCGCTTCCTGAAAGCATCGCTTGACGCATACCTCGTAGGAACGAAGGCGCCCGCATGGCCCGCACACCTTACCGACTTGAGCCAAGGGGCAAGAAAGGCACCCTCTGGATTCGCTTCACCGCGCCCGGTGGACGCGAAATATATCGAAGCACTGGGACTACCGACCGGGCACTCGCCAGCGAGTGGGCGTCGAAGCTCCACGCGGAACACTACCGGGTCGCGCGGTTAGGCGAGAAGCCGCGCCGCCAGTGGACCGAAGCCGTAACGGCATGGCTTGAGGATCACAAGCACAAGCGCAGCCTATCGAAAGACCTGCACAACCTGCGCTGGCTTGACCCGCACTGGCGCGGCCTGTACCTGGACGAGATTGACGCGGATGCGCTCAAGGCGGTGGCTGATGCCCGCCGAGCCGAGCCGCGAGACAAGCGCCGCAGGAAGGACGGAATGCCCTTCACCGAAACGCCAACCTCACAGGCGACCGTAGACAAAATGCTGGCGCTGGTGCGCTCGATCCTGCGGGATGCACGCAAGCGGGGCTGGCTGGACAATCCGCCGCCCGTAGAGTTGAAGGCGCCACCGCGTGAGGACTACCGCTGGTTGACGCGAGAGGAAGCCGCCACGCTCTACGACGAACTGGCAGAACACCTGCGGCCCATGTACCTGTTCGCCCTCGCCACCGGCCTGCGCGAGCAGAACGTGTTGCGGCTGGAATGGGGGAAGGTCGATCTACAGCGGCGGGTGATGTGGGTAAAGGCGGGGGCGGCGAAGGCCAAGAAGGCAATCGGCATCCCGCTCAACCGCGACGCGCTGGATGTGCTGAAGGCCCAGCAGGGCAAGCACACGCGATGGGTATTCCCGAACGAGCATGGCAAGCCCTATGACCGGGCCAACAACCACGGGTTCAAGGCGGCACAGGTTCGGGCAGGCATCGCGCCGCTGTCATGGCACGATCTGCGGCATACCTGGGCAAGCTGGCACGTCATGGCGGGAACCTCGCTGCGCGCCCTTATGGAGCTAGGCGGCTGGCGCTCGATCCAGTCCGTTTTGCGCTACGCCCACCTGTCGCCGGAGCACCTCGCGAGCGACGCGGCGAGGGTCGAAGGACTTGCCCGGAATTTGCACGGATAGTCCGTTGGTAGAGCCTTGGCAAGCCGCTATCCTGCGTTACAGGGCTCTCGGTCAAGGATTAAATATTGCTTTAGAAATCAACACTTAGTAAGCTGGCAGCAGGATTGAAAATCCCCGTGTCGGCGGTTCGATTCCGTCCCCGGCCACCATTTCAAGCCATCACTTCCACCAGTTGCCCGGAATTTGCCCGGATTTCTGACGAGGATGCAGCATGGCAGTAACACACCGAACAGCCCTTTACAGACACTACGCCGCCGACGGCGGACTCCTGTATGTCGGCATCTCCCTTAGCCCGCTGCACCGGCTATCCAAGCACCGCATCGAGTCGGCCTGGATCGAACGGGTGACAGATGTACGGATCGAGTGGTTCGACACTAGAGCTGACGCGCTTGAGGCTGAGCGCATAGCCATACAGCAGGAGCGCCCAGCGCACAATTTCGCTCACAGCGCTAACAAGCCGCTTTCCCGCCGCCTGCTAGCAATCCTGGCTGATTCACCCGCTGCCAAGGAGCGGGAGCAGCGAGGCTTGGTCGCTCGCGTCCTAGCGCCATTCTTCGGCCTAGACGTCTAACCCACCGTCCGCCAGTGCCCCACGAGCCCACCCAATCCGGGCCCGAACATGCCCAAGATGGGCAACTTGAAAGTTAAGCCGGGCGATTTGAAAGTTATCGCTACCGACTAAACCGCCCTAATTTCTTCATAAGCGCCCCGGTTATCGCTGGGCTCCTAGGTCTTGACGTGGTCCCGTGCACGCCGCCTTGACGGGTGTACCATCTAACCATGGCAAATGGGGGCCATGACATGAAACACCTAGCCGTAGCGATCTGGTCTTGGACGTGCTCCCTCCTTCGGGACGAGAACACGCCCTATCCGCTGGACGAGAACGAAATCGACTGGTCCGATAGTTGGTGACGCCTCAGTAGTCGCTGATGATGGCGCCCCACTCGAAGTCGCCAGTCTGGAAGCAGTGGGCATGCTTGCCTGCGGCGAGTGAGAAACCGGCGTTGAACGATCCCGCACCGAAGCGCATGCCTGATGGCGGGTACACCAGCATGGCGTTGGCCGCGTCGTAGTTGCTGATCCAGCACTCGGTGCCGCCCTTTCCGGTGGGAAGCACGCAACCTGAGCCCGATGGCACCGTGGTGAAGCGATGCGCCGCGCCCGCGATGGTCGCGGTGGCCGTGGCCTGGGTCGTGCCTGCAGCGGACATGCCGTTGGTGGACGGGCGCTTCTTGACCGTGCCGCCGCCCGCGCCTGTCACGCTCATGTAGACATCGTCGCTGTTCTGCGGGTTGCCCACGACGAACGTGCCGGCGCTGTTGTTGCCCAGTATCTGGACGCGGTTGCCGCCTGCCGAGTAAGTCCAATCGATGATTCCGGCCTGCTGGTCCACGATCAGGATCTGAATGTCCGCGCCTGAAACGGTCGAGCCGGAAGCGCCGATCACAACGCCCTTGCATGTCGGGGAACCCGCCGCAGGCTGGTCCAGCAAGCCGCGCAGCACGCAGCCCTTGAGCATCAGGAAGTTGACGCCGTTCTTGGCCGCGTAGAACTTGCAGGTGGTGCCGAACTGCGTGCGCTGGGCGTTCTGGCGGACGTTGGCCGAGTAGCCGCCCTCGAAGTGGCACCCGTCGAACTCGTTGCCATCGCCGTCGATGTTCAGCGCATAGCGGTTGACCGTCGTGCCACGGTTCCACGAGTGCACATGAGTCCAACGGGCATTCGTTCCGGCGGCAACGTAGATGCCGTCGTAGTTGTTCGAGCCCTTCTGCGACGAGTCGATGATGACCAGGTCGGAAATCTGACTGTCGTGCGGACCCTGGAAGTAGAAGCCTTCCTCGCCCGAGGAATCGACCACGATGTTATGGAACGAGCCCTCCATGCCGAAGGTCTGCGCCGAATCTGTGAAGTCCGTCCACATGCCGCGCTGCGGGGCGTTCTTGATGTAGAGATTGCAGAACAGCGGGCGGGCGCCAAAGACATTGATACAGTGGCCCGTGGTGTTGCCCGCACGGTTGCCGTCAAGTTGCAGGTCGATGAGGCCAAAGCTGGTCAGGCCGCCCGCGTTCGGACGCGTCGAATGCAGGGTTGGAGCGTTATAGCTCTGAATAAGGTCGGCATTGGTGCCCGACTTGAGTTGGATCACCGTGCGAAAACGGCTCTGCCCGCGAAGGAATATCTTGTCGTACAGGATCAACGTTCCGGCAATGTAGGTGCCGTCTGGGAAATAGATCGCTCCGCCCCCTAGGGAGCTTGCGTAGTTGATTGCAGCCTGGATCGCCGCCGTGTCGTCGGTCGTGCCGTCGCCCTTGGCGCCGAAACGCGGCTCCTTGACGTTGAGGAACTGGATGCCGAGCATCGTCCCAACGTCGGTGGAAGTGCCGCCGTTGTTGAAGCCGACAAGCGCCGCACCTTTGCCCGTGGCAGTGCTGGAAAGGTCGTAGGAGTCCGAATTGGCCGAAACGCCGTCCCGCGTCCAAACCGGGTTATCGCCGGCATCCTTTAGGACATAGTCGTAGAGCTGACCAGGCGTCAGATAGACGACGGCCTCGCCCCGCGCATCAAGAATGATCGGGTTGGTGTTGGCCGAATTGCCGTCTTTGTCCTGGTAGGTCGCCTAGGGCGTGACGTGGCTTGTCCCCGCCTGATAGGTGTATAGTTTGTAGCCAGCAGCCGGAACGCCGGCATTGGTGAAGAACTGCTGTTTCGGGCTGGGGGTCAGAGAGGCCATTAGGGGCTCCGAGGGAAAGGCATGATTGAGGTCAGTTCAGCGCTCAGGACCGCCATGTCCGTGACGATCTATCCACTGGTCGCCATCGTTCTGTTTGGCTCGGCTCGGCTGATCGCCATGCTGTTGGTGCTCGTCATGCCGGAGTCAAGGCTGAAACGGAAGTTATTTACCGACACGGACACCGGCCTACTGGCCTACAAACCCCGTGTAAGGCGCAATGGCCCGCTCGATGGCGTTGCGCTGCTGGACCGGGATGCGGGAAAGGATCGCCTGTGATTCCGCGCTATGCGGGTTGAGCATGAGCTGGGCCAATTTGCCGCGTATCTCGTCCGGCGCACCGAAGAGCTTGTAGGCCGAGTCCATCGGGGCTACGAGGCGGGCAATGAGGCCATTGCTTTGCAGGCCCTTGAGGCCCGTCGCCTTAGTCAGCTCGCCAAGCAGCGATTGCGAGGCAAGGTTCTGGACCGTGTTGGAGCCGGCCGACTTGCCTACCGATTCCGCTGCTGCCTTCCTGCCTAAATCGTCGTTGACCGCCTGAAGCGTCGCAAGCTGGTCAGGCGTAAAGACCTTGTCGGCCCTGGCTCCCTTGAAGCCCGTCGCCTTCTGCGCGATTTGGTCAAGGCTCTTGAGGTTACCGGCAAAGCGGTTAGCCGTCAGCACCGGGTTGCCAAGCTGGTCTGCCGTATTGCCGCCAGCCCTGGAAAGGAACTCTTGGCCGGCCTGCATAGCGTTTACAGGGCCGCTCATCTGCTGGAAAACGTCTTTAGCCTGGGCGTACTCGGGCGAGATTTTCTCCATTTCTGCGAGCAGCGCCTGTTTCGTTCCTTGCAGGGCCGCCTACTGGTTTCGGCCAATGGCGCTTCCCGCGCTCGGCGTAAGCATGTCATCTAGGGCCAGCTTGACGTAGTGCAATCCCTGCACAGACTGAAGCGGGTTGCCGATATCGACGCCCTCATTGGCCGCTAGGTTTTTTGCGACCTTGACGGCCTCCTGCATGGCCGGCCGCTTGCCAAGGTCTTGAATGGCCTGCGGAACCTCGCTGAGCTGCGGCTGGCTGGTGGCCTTGCTGTACAGCGCGGACGCCGCATTGGAGCGGTCAGCAATGGCGTTGGATAGGTCATCCGCCGAGCCGGCCACGCCGCGCACAGAGGCAACCCGAGCTGCGTTGTTCTCAAGGTCACGTTGCACGAAGGCGTTGAGCGAGCCGTCCCCAGCTCCCGAATCCTTCACGGCGAGCTGAAGCCGGCCCAGCCCAGCATTTCCCGTAGCCTCTGCAAGCGTCGGCTGCACACCCGGCACCGCGCTCGCGGTCGGCGTCATGTTTCCGCCCTGCCCGAACTTGGCGATGGTGTTGGCGAGGATGCGTTCCTGGCCCGAATCGGTCAGCGGGTCAATCAGGCTACGTATCGTGCGGGCACCCGCGCCTACGGCAGACGGGATGGTTTGGCCGACGATACCGCCCGCAGCGCCCATGCCAGCATTCAACAGGCGCTGACCCTCGCCTTGGGTGTTGTCCAGCGGCTGGATTGCGCCCTGAGCGCCACCAGCAAGCGCAGCGCCGCGAAAGGTGGTTGGAGCCACCGCATCAATCGCGCCGGCGCCCTTTAGGGCGGCGCCCGCGCCCACCGCCTGGATGGCCTGTCCACCGACATAGCCGCCAAGGCCAGCTTTGGTCCCCATCAAGGCCGCGTCAAGCTGGTTAGCGTCGGTCTGATCCTGCTTTAGCTGGTCATAAGCGCGCGAAGCCGCATCGCCTAGAACGTTAGGCCTGCCCGTCAGCTTCGTCAGAACATCCTCTGGGGCGAATACCACCTTGCCAAGGGCCGCTGCACTCTGCCCAAGCCCTCGCAGGTTGTCGATAACGGATTTTCCAGTGCCAGCTTGAGCATTCTCGGAGTCCGAGCCAAGCCCGTTCGGCGTGGCATCATCCAGCCCGACAAGATGCGTTAGCCCCGCCTTCCGGTAGAAGTCAGGCGCCGGCATGTCGGCGTAGTACTTCTGACGAATGGCGGCCGCAAGCTTCCCGTCCGGTACATCCTTGTATTGCGGGTATTTCTGGCGGAAGTCGTCAAGGACGGTCACTTAGAGAATCCCCAAAGGATCATGTTCGCTGGGCTTGTTGGCTGGCTGCGGCGATCCGCTAGTGCCTGGTACAGCCTGCCCATAACCACCCGGAGCGCTGAACTGTGGCAGGTCGAGGTTTTTGCTCAGACCAATAAGGCGGATCGCCTTCTTTTGGTCGGAGGCGGACAGGTAGGACGTGTGCGGCGAGTTCGCCCCGAGGATGGCGTCACGCTTGTCCTCCATGGCCGCCGTCTTGTCGGTCATCAGCTTGGCGAGCGTGGCGATGGCGGCGTTACGGTTGGGCGAGTTCGGGTCCAGGTCGTTTATCATTTCCTTGGACTCGGCCTCGTTTATCTGGCCGCCCTTCACCATCTTCAGGACTTCGGCCGCAACCTTACTCTTGGCGACGTTCCATTCCTTGAGCGTGTTGGCGTTGTCGCCGTTGAAGATCGAGCTAGCCATATTCTCGCCAGCGTTAATAAAGCCCATGTGCGATGGCAGCTTGTCCGACAGGTCGGCAAGGTCGGACAAGTGGTTGATGGCCGTCTTGGCTGCCGTAATCACGCCACCAGCAGACGTTGGCGAGTTGCTGGACAGGTCTTGCAGGAACTTGTGCGACTGGTCGTAGTTGGCCGTGCTGAGCTGGGGATTCAACTCAAGGGCGCGCTGAACGATGGCGCGGTTTGCCTTGGTGCTTATGAACCGGGCGCCGGCCGGGAGCTGGTATTTAGCCAGCGCACTTGCCATGCGTTCGCCACCTTCTGAGAGGGGCGTATTTGCGTCCGTAGTGGCTGAAGTACCCATCACCATTTGCTTTAGCTGCTCAGGCGTGGCGCCCATCGAGCGAGCTAGAGAAAGGCGCTGCTGCAATGCACTGTCGCCAGCCGGCGCCCTACCTGCCGCCGCAAGCTGCTTCTTGATCCCGAGCAAATCCGGGTGCTGTTGCAGGTATTGCAGCTCTTGGATGGATTGCGGCGGGGCCTTGTCACCCGGAACGGTGATTGCGGGCTTGCCACTGGCCGAAGTGTCCACGAACACGTCACCCGGTGCGCCCTTGACGTAATTGGGCTTCTGCGGGTCCACGGCATCCGCGATATGCTTCATGTGCGGCAACATGGACGGATCGAACTGCTGCGGCAGGCCGGGGCCGAGGATCTTGGAGGCTTCCGGGTAGATGGTGCTGTAGAGGCTGGCTGCACCCTGCATGTCGCCCGAGTCAGCAAGCGCAGTAATCATGCGGGCATGCTTTCCCAAGCGCGCCATGTCCTGGTCCTTGAGCGCCGAAGCCTGCTTGGCACCTTGAGCGGCCAACTGCTGCGCCTTGATGCCTGCGGATGGATCGGCCTGATAGACCTTGGCCAGCGCGCCAGAATCGCCGTTGACGGCGCCCTGCATGTACTTGGCAAGCGTCTGCTTGCTCGCCATGTCCTGCCCCTGCTGGAAGCCTTGCTGCACGGCGCCCGCGATGTCGGGCATCAACAGTTGTCCGATATAGCCCGCCATCAGATGCCCCCGAAGTCGTTTTGCTTCTGCATGTAGCCGAGGTAGTTGCCGGCAATGCTGCCAAGCTGCTGGCCCGCGTTAGACCATGCGTTGGCCGAGCCGTAGATGCCGCCCGCGCGTGCCTGACCTGCGTTTTGCAGGTTGTACCCCACCTGTCCGGCGTAGTTCTGCCCGGCCTGCCCGAGCTGATTGGTCGCGGTCTGCGACATGCCCGCAAGTGAAGCGAGGCGGTTCATGTAGGGCGTAAAACCCTGCTGGTCGGCGTAGTCGTTGCCAAACTTCATCAGTGCCTTGAGGGTTGCACCAGAGTTTAGGCCGCCACGGGCCGCTGCGCTGGCCTGAACCGCCTTGGTTCCTTGATCAAGGCCGAACTGATACCCCGGCTGATTGCGGAAAGCGGCGAAGGGGTCAGAGCTAGATCCGCCCAGCGGCGAGGTGCCAGTGCTACCAGTGGTGTAAGGCGTGCCAGTCTCGTACCCGGCCGCACCAACGCCTGAAGTCGTGCCACCCGGCCACGCCCTGCCCTCTTTCTGCCCGTACTGCTGGTAGTGCTGGTAGGCGTCCATGCCCGACGCAGCTACATCGGGGTTAGCGTCAAGGTATTGCTGCTCCTGATCCGCAAAGGATGGCTTCGTAGCTGACGCGGGAAGCGGCCCGAGGCCAAGCATCTGCATGTACTGGTTGAGTCCAGCAAGGCCCGCCTGCCTGAAGGGCGACTGGTCGGCCCGCTGCTGGTTGAAGATTTGCAGTTGCACCCCATTGGCGCTATTGGCTGCATCAGCCTGCGCCTGAGCGGCACTCTTGGCGGCACTGGACTATTTGTTGGCCGAGTAGATTGCTCCACCGGCTGCAATGGCTGCTGCGGCTACGCCCCAAGGCATGGTCAGTTCCCCTTACGGATGCAGATAATGAGGGTGATGCGGTCGGAATCGCTGTCGTTGGTTACCCAATGCAGCTTCGAGTTGTCGAAGGTGTACAGGTCACCGGGTTCCGCGCGCAGTTCTGCATCCTCGAAGTGGAATGCCTGCTGCTGATTGCCCTTGATCTGAACGGCAAACTTCCCATAGAAGCTGGCGTGCCAGCCCCCGTCAATGTGCGGCTCAACCTGGCCGCCGGGAGGGATCTTGGTGATAAGGACGCCGCCGAGCATGTCGCCCTCCACGACGCGCATCACGTCGTAGACGAGGCGCTTGACGGAAGGGAGCTTGTCCGAACCCGGATACCACACCGATTCGTGCGGCTCATTGAACGCCGCCAGGTCGCCGTTGAAGTTAGCAAAGTCGTTGTAGCGGACCCAAATATCCGACACACCGCCATGCGGGCCGTTGTAAAACGTGGTCCGCGCCCGATGCTCGTTCCACAGCTCCGGGTGATCCTCCAGCTCAGCCACGACGCCGGACACGTCGAATCCGCCGCACAGTTTCAGGATCGGAGGCAAGAAAAATTCTCCAAGTAGCGCCGAACGACGGCGCGGTCTACCGGCGTGCGCTCGAAGTCGATCTGCACATTCATGGTCGAAAGCAGGTGGTGGCGCTCCCAATCCATGGGCAGCCCCGTTAGATGCTTCCAAATGGGCTCGGGATCGTCCCATAGAGCCTCGCAATCGACGTGTAGGCCGTTGATGTGGTCGAGGCTTACGTTGCCTATCTGCATGGCTCCGAGGGCCTTCAGTGAGCGATTTATGGCCTCTAGTGGGCGATGCAGAATGACCTTCCTGGCCGGGTGCGCATTGAGCCAATCGGCCTGCATCCAAAGCCCCGTGCAGGACACGCCCAAGCGCTTGCCCGACACCAGCCCGTCAAGCTCAGCATGGTGGCACTTCGCCAACGGGTCATGCAGGCAAAGGGTCGTGTCCGTCGTGAGCCAGTTAGCCGCCCATGCCGTTCCTGAGCGCGGCAGCCCGATAACCATGAACTCGATCACGCGTCATCCAACTTGTTGAGCTGCTGCAGCTTGTAGGAAGGCAGCCTGGGTATCTGGCTAGATCCCGATAGGTTGCTGTTCTGAGCCACCTGGGTTTGTGTATTGACCGTATCGGTGATGGCCGAAACCTGCTGCCCCATGGACTGAATGCCGGTCTGAACGCCGATCACCTGGCTTTGCGTCTGAACTGTCGTCGTCACCACTTCCGGCACGGTCGGCGCGTCAATACCGCCCAAGCGGTTCTCTGCAATCTCCTGAAAGAACCGATACCACGGCGGCGACATGCGACCCGAGCCGTCCAGCACCGGGACGTGCGCGCCAGGAAGCCAGTTAACTCGGGCTCGCTTGGCCGTCGAGCCACCCCATGCCACATTCGCAGCCGCCATTTCGGCGCCCGCAATGGTCGTGCATGTATAGGACCGAAGCTTGTACGGCTGGGCCGCCGAATAGCTACCAGCGACCGTTTTGCAGGTTGCCGTGGCCATCAGTTAGGCAGCGCCAGCGTCCATGCCGAAATCGTATGGGTGCCGCCGCCGCCGTAGACCTCTTCGGTGATGGTCGAAACCACGCAGCCCGAACCGCCCGCGCTGGTGATGTCGATAGCCGAACCACCGGCCGTTGCGGCAAGCTGGAAGGTGTCTGCCGTGGCATTGACCACGTAGTAGATCGTGCCTTCGGTCAGTCCGGCCGGGACCGTATCGCCGTAGATCACAACCTTGTTCGTGTTGACGTAGCCATGCGCCGGGCAAGTGAAGGTGTCGGTGCTGGGCGAGGCGATGAATTCCTTGGGCACGCCCGCGTTAGGCGAGTAGCCGAGGAAAGTTGAGCCGTTCCACAAGCCAAGCCAGCGAACCGTCACACCGGTCGGTATGGTGATGTTGGCTGACGCACTAAGTGTGCGCACAGCGCCGGAGGATGTGCCGAATGTGACGGCTACGCGGGCATAGCCCGTGCCGGCGACTTCATTGGCGCCCGTGCCGCCCGGGAAGGCCGTGTGGGCGCTAATCTGCGTAATGCTCAGGGCGTTGAGCATTGTGTCCTTGGCGGTCGAAACAAAGCTCATCGGCTACTCGCAGTTGCGTCCAGATCGACGCCGTAGACAGACAATTTCACAGGCTCAGAGGTGCGCAGGCGATAGACCCGATAGCGGGACAGCCCAAGGCGCCGCAGGAAGCCACGGTTACGGAAGGCGCCGATCAACCCTAGGGCGATCTGCCGCGCATTGCTCCACGTACGGCAACCATCATCGGACCAGTCCAACGTCCATTTCGGGTCGGCGCCAGGCGTTGGCGAGGTGATGCCATCCAGCCCCACGCCCATTTCAGCAAAGAGCTGTAGCGTGTTGTGCCTAAGCCACTTGCCGTTGTTGGAGATGACTGCCCAAGCACGCTCCCGTTCGATGGGGTTGCCGTTGTCGGTGTACGTGTCCAAATCAAGCTGGTACAGGTTGCCATTAACGTAATCCCCGACGATGTGCTTGCCGCCGAGGAACATATAGGCGTTGCCACGGTGCTGCTCGCGGTTGCCGGTCGTCGTGTTGAGGTAGGTCAGTTGCGTCCAGCGCTGGCAGGACAGATCAAAAGACCACGTCGCATAGCCCGGGAAGGTCAGCACGTAGAACGTATGGCCGTTCTGCTGGTAGCAGTAGCCCCAGGCTTGGGAAAGGTCGCCATAGCCCCGCATGGCGTTCTCAAGGGCATGCGTGGAGATGCGCGAAGGGCTATAGCCATCCGCCCGAAAGACCGTGCCGTCGCCGTCCTCGTTCCGGCCAAGCCAAAGCACCGTGTTGTCGCTCTTGGCCGGGCTGTACTTGGCGATGCAGCCATATTCCATGATGGCCGTGCGGGTGAACACGAGGTCCGCGTCACCCGAGGTTTGCGCAATCTCTGTCGTCGCCTCGCCAAACAGCCACAGCTCGCGGTGATCGCTCAGCACCGCAACGATCGGATCGGGCTGGGCTTCAGCCGAGGCGAAATCCAGCGGGTCGATGCTTTGCAGGTTGTCGATGGCGGTCCAGCCATAGGTCCCATTCTCTAATGGGAACGCCACGTAGCTGTCCTGGAATGTGCCTTGCGCGGTCGTCGGAGCGCCCGAGACAGAGCCGATGCTCAAGGTGGACAGCGTGACCGCCTCCCAGCCCGCCGAGTGCATGACCGCCAACTGCGTGTCGTTATGGACCATGCATACCCGTCCCGTGCCTGGAATGGTGCCAACGGTCGTGGTCGTGCCATCGGTCGCCACGCGGTAAAGCGTGCTGCCCGAGACAACCCAGCCATAACCGCCCGCGTAGTGCTCGCCACGGATTGGACCTGTGCCCACCGTCGCCCACAGCTTGCAGCCCGGAGCGTTGTAGAACATACCCTCGAAGGCCGACCCCGGAGGCGCAGCCTCGAAGTACAGGTTGACCAGCGTCTAGCCGGCCAGCGGGAGGCTAAGGGACTGGTAGGCCGCCCCCAGGAATTCCGTCTGCATCAGCGCGCCCTAACAGCCAGCCGGGAGCCGTACTGCTCCCTATTGCGCTCCGTTGCCAGGGCGGCCATCAGGCGCCCTTTATAGAGGCTCTTCCATAGCGGAAGGCGGGCATCCTCGCCCAGGAACGGGGCCGATTCGGCCAAAGCCGCATACAGCCATACGTCCGGGTAACGGTTGAAGGCGGCGTTCAACGTGCCCTGCGAAACGTCGGCGAACTGCTGGTAATAGCGCCCTTGGACCGTATCGCCATCGCTCAGCGCGGGAAAGAAGACCAGGTTTCGGCCCTGTTGCGTGTACTGGCGAGCCGAACCGGAGCCACCGCCGGCTTTGATGTAGCGAAGCAAACCTTCCTCGGCCACGTAATCCATCGGGTACTGGCCTGTCTGCTGGACGCGCTTAAGCTCAAGGCAGTCCGTGGGCAGCGTGGCACTATTGCCGGTCACGGTCAGGCTAAGCGCCGTCTCCATGTCGCCACAGCGCAGCCCCGGCAATGCCTCGCCCGCAGGACCGGTCGTGCCGTTGTAGACCGCCTGATCGCCCAGCGAGATAAGAAGATCCAGCGTAGCAGTGCTCAATGAGCCAGAACCCACGTCGTCACCGTCGATCATTTTGATAACGGCGTTGCGGAAGTCCGTGTAGTTAGCGAACTGCATCAGACGCGGCCCCGATGGATGCGGAAGGCGGACAAGGCCGGGTCATTGAGCATGCGCGTTGCGTGTTCCGGGTTGCGCATGAACTCGGCAAAGGTGATGCCTTTGTCGTTGCAATACTGCTAGACAATGATGCCGGGGATTTCCGCCAGCATCCGCATGTCCTTGTCGCCGGTGGCGCCTCGAATGTCGCTGTTCTGGCGGGCCTTGCAGTAGTCCGCAATGGCGTGGAGGTCGTCCATGCTCTGTTCGTAGACGTAGGCGTCGTGGAGGTCGTCCACTCGTTCGATACGTGCGCGCATGTCGCCCTCTGAAAGAAAGAGGGGCCGCTGTGTAAGCCGGCCCCAGGTTGGTTACTGGAGGTCCAGAATCGAAGCCAGCGGCTTCTCGTCGCGAACCACCAGAGTCACTTCCGTGCGGATCTGCCAGTTCTTGGCATCGCCCACAGTCGCCATCTGCTCAGACTCGAACGGACGGAGCTGGCCCAGCGCGATCTTGTCGGCATCGACGATGTATGCCGCCTTCGACAGGCCGCCGGCCACCACTGCCTGCACACGGTTGGGCACGATCTTGGTCACGCCGAAGTCATGGCCGTAGAACGTGAACGCGGTGTTCAGCACGAGCTGGCCGTCCGCCTTCGAACTGGGCACCTGCTGCTGGCGCGTGACGTTGCCGGTCAGGGCAGAGATGTTCTGCTTCTGCGTCGGCGAGACGAGGCACATGCTGGCGTCGCCGCCATTGGTGTACGCGCCCAGCACAGCCGCCTTGACCAGCGCGTCAGTGATGGCTCGCGCCGTACCCGCCACAGGGGCGGTATTGGTCGTCGGGTTGGGGGCCGTGCCCGTGGCGCCCACAGACGCGTTGGTAGCGATGAAGCCATACAGACCGCGAAGCTGGCCCGCCGTCGAGCCGGAAGCCGTCACCGACGCGCCGTTGCCAAGCGCAGCCGCCTCGATGTCGCGCCGAAGCTCGATCATCTTCTTCATCTTCAGGCGGGCGATTTCCGAGCTGCGACCGTACTTCTTGACCGCTTCGGCAGTGTTCGACACCGAAACGGTGTCCTGGAAAATCTGCGTGCGGTTGTTGAGCGGAGTCGGCTGTACCTGAGCCGCATAGGTCACATCCGCGCCTTCAGCCGCCGCATTGCCGCCGTTCGGGGTGCGGTAGCTGTCGCGGTTCCACTCGTGGAAGACGTTGCTAACCTTGATACGGTCAATCGCCGAAACGAGCGGGGTGTCCTACGGGTTGAAGTTGTAGATCTTGTCTTCGACGTTTTCGGCAACGCGAACAACGCTGCCGGTCTGGAGAGTATTGGTAGGCATTTCAGATCCTCAGAGCAAGCCTGCGAGATTGTCCAGCGTGGGCTTGGCGTTGTAGCGCTTGAGCGCCTCGGCCTTGCTCTGCTGGGCACGATTGGTTTGATTGCTGGCGGCGGGCTTCTGCACCTTCGCCAGTTGTGCAACGGGCTTCAGCTAGGCCTTCTTCGCCACAATGGCGTCATAGGCTTTCGCCTTGTGGGCAAGTTCCCACAAGCCTTTCTGCACGTACGCATCCGCTGCCGTCTGGGGGTTGAGTCCAACCTTGCCCAGGTATCCGGCCAGTTCGGTAAGCGTGTTATCGGTCCAACCGGGGAGGGTGTCTCGCAAAGCCTTCTCGGTCGCATCGGCCTGTTCCACAAGTCGCGCTTGGCGTTGTCGCTGCGCTTCCTGTTTCACGTTCTCGATGGCCTGCAAAGTGCGGTCCAACGTGCCCTTTCGGTCTTCGTAGTGCTGCTTCCGTGCTAGGTATTCGGCTGCATCCTGCTGCGCCAGCGAAATGTCCGGTGGCGTTCCTACCTGTGATTCCATGAACTGCTGAAACGCGCTCAGGCGGTCCAGCGTGGCCTCTAGGGCCTTCTCGTGATGGCTGCGGAGCTGCTCCGCCGTGGAGCGTTCGGCCTCGACTGCCTTGCGATCCTCCGCAAGCGCCATCGTCTTCTTGGTGTAGTCCATGCCCTTTTGGGCAAGTTCCAGCGCCTCAGACTGCTTGACGGTGACCTCCTTGCCGTCCACCTTCAGGATGACGGTGGGGTCGTCGTCTTGTTTGTCCTCCTCGCCTTCCTCTTCCTCGCCATCCTCGGCGCCTTCCTGTTCCTCGGACTCGTCGCCCTCGGCTTCGTCCTAGGTGGCTTCCTCGCCGCCTTCGGTTTCCTCTTCGGCCTCGTCCTTGCCGTCATCCAACAGCTCAGCCAGGTCCGAGAGCGATTCAACGCTGCCGGCCGGCTGCATTTCTGCGTCACCTGCCATGTTTATGTCCTTCGTTGTGGGTTAAAGCTTGTGTTTCGTACCGCAAGAAGTCACCGCGAACGCCTCGCCAGTGACGATTCGGGCGTTTCCGTGCGTCCCGTGCCAAAGCTCGCCACGCGGCGCGGGATGGCTCACAAGGCAGACCGGGTTGCCCTGCCTATCCAGAGCCTTCAACGCCTCGTGAATACGCTCCCAAGGCGTTCCAGACGGGTCTGGTCGCGCTCGATCTGCTTGGAGCGCAGTTGCCCGGTCAGCATCGTGTCCCTCAGCACCGCTTGCAGCCGTTTGTGCGCCTGCGTCAGTGTCCACAGCCACTCGCGGGCCTTCGGATCGCTTTCGACCTGCCATCGTTCGGTAATCTCCGTTTCGATCTGCGCCATGCTCTCGACATAGACGCGGTTTTCTAGGACTTCCTGGGCCAGTCGGCCGCGTTCAAGCTCTTCGGTGGCGTTGCTCACTGAGCCTCCTGCTGTTCACCCGGACCAATCGCCTGCACGATAGCCTGCACCACCTGCGTTAGGTGCTGCACCTGCGCTGTGAGCTGGGCGATTTTGGCGTCTTCGCCCTGCTGGTCGTCCTGCTCGGCCTGGTGATCGCTTCCCATCGCCTGCATGACGTGTTCATGCGCCTTGGCCTGACCGTCCTGCGCGACCTTCGTGGCGTCGATTTGCAGCTTGGTCATGGCCTGCTGGTGCTTCTGATCGGACTCCTGCGCCCGCTGCTCCAATTCGGCCTGTTTCATGGCCTGGGAAGCCTTGAGCTGGATGTTCTCCTGGCTCGTCTGCTGCAACTGCTGCTGAAGCGTGGCGAGCTGCTGCTGCGCCATCTGCTTTTCCTGCTGGTACGCCTGCGGGTTAGGCGGCATACCTGAGGGCTCAGGCAGAACGAACCGCTCCGGGTTCTTGAACTCGTTGGCCTCGACGTAGAGGCGCAGGGCTTCGGCGAACTGCTGCGGGCCTACAACGCCCATGGGAACGCCAAGCTGCATGGCCTGAATCAGGCCCATGATGCGGGCCGCCTGCTGCTCCTTGGAGCCCGTGCCCAGGCCCACCTTGATCTTTACGTCGTACTGATCGCGCCACTCGGACGGGTTGACCGGGAGCCACTGGCCCCCCAGCTTGACCATCTCTGCTTTGTTCTGGTGCTGGATCGCCAGCTTCAGCATCTTGGCGAAGAGCTGCTTGACGCCTACCGCAAAGAATCGTGCGATCAGCTCCATGCGCTGGTCGGACTTCTGCGTGATGATGCTGACGCCCGTCGCGGTCTTGTTCAGCGCATTGGCGTCGGTGCCCTGACTGTAGCGGGTGAAGCCGGTGCGGTTCTCGCGCCAGCTTTCCAGCCACTCGTTGAACTCGTAGGCCGGGGCGCCAAGGTTCGGCTGCACAAGCGGCTGAATCGCGCCATTCGCCGCGCCACGGCCACGGATGATGCCGTTGGGGCGATTTTCGAGGATGTCATCGAGGTTAACGTTAGCCTCGGTGTTCACGTACAGACGGTTGTTCACCGTCATCATCAGGTTGTCTTCGATGGCACGGACAACGCTGGTGCGTAGCTTCTGCGGCTGGATGGCAAGGTCAGCCGGACAGTCGCCGAAGAACGCATGCGGGCGAGGAATCGGGCAGATCCAAACGAACGGGTGTCCGTCCGTCTTTTCGTACTCCATCAGCTCGTCTTGGATCATGTGGCAGCACAGCCATTCGGCAATGCCGTCACCGTCCGCGTCGAGCTTGATGTAGACCTCGGCGCACTGGTAAAGCTCGTGGCTGGCGTGCGGCTCGGACAACAGGTTGTCCGGCGTCTCGCCCAGCATTTCCAGCGTTTCGGAGTCGTAGCGACTGTCACCGCCCGACGAACCGATGCCGGACAGGTCGTAGCCCTCTTCCTCAAGCTCAAAGCGGCGCTTGTGGTAGACGTGGGCGATCATCGCCGGCTCGTCGCCCCAACGCGCATTGGAGTCCACGCGGACCTCATGCGGCGCACAGGCGGCGACCTTGATGCAGATGCGCTTGCCTTCCTTTTTGACCGTGAAGGATAGGCCGCCCTGGTCGTCCACCTTGGGCTCTTCGGAAAGCTGCCAGCCGTCCTGCATGAGCATGACGAGCTGCTCTTGCGTCTGCCCCTCGTAAGCCTGCTGGGCGTCGTCGGCCTCTTGCTCGGCCCACACCTTGACGAAGCCCACTTTCTGAATCAGCGCGTCCTTGAACCAGTCGTATAGCACGCCAACGCCATCGTTGCGCGTGTAGAACAGGTAATTGATGTACGCCGTTATCAGCTTGGCGAGCTGCTCGGACTCGGGCGAACGGGCCTCAAACTCCACCGCGTCGTCCGACGACACGAAGATCCGCATGAGCTGCGGCAGCATCCATTCGATGGTGTCAGCTACATCCGTGGCAACGAAATCGGAGCGGTCGTCAATCTCAGGCGGCGCAAGCTCGCCCTCGGGCTGGGCGTTGTAGTACTCAAGGTTGCGGAAGCGGGCCAACGCAATGTCGGTGCCGGGGCCGCCCAGGGCGCCGCGCAAGGACTGGCGGCAGGCTTCCTAGATCGTCGGCTTGTCCATCTTTGCCATCAGTGCCGCAGCCTTCGGTAATTGAGCGGTTTGTCGGCATCGCTGCCGGGTTGCTGTGCGTGGTCAACGGCCATCAGGCCAAAGGCGTCAGCGGCGTGGCTGGACCAGTCGTGATCGGGGCCAAGGCCAATGCCTCGTGTCTCGTCGCGCCTCTCGTGATACCAGCCCAGCGCATCGCGCCCGCCCTCGGTCGTATCGGCGTTGAACCAGATCGCCGGGAATAGACGCCTCACAGCCTCGATGCGCACCGTGGCGGCACCTTGGCCCATGTTCGGGATCGTTCGCACGGAGAACTGAGCCTCACGCAGCGCGCTTTCGTAGGTGACCCGGTAAACCTTATCGTGCTGCACACCGTCATGCGGCAGAACCTGCTCGGCCTTGTCGTAGCCCTTGGAGCGCAGCCAGTGGACGTGGGCGGACAACTCCTGCCCGCGCGCCTCGTAGTAGTCCAGAACCCGCACTTCCTTGCCGATGAACTGGCAGACCCAGATAGCGCAGGCGTCGGCCTTGGCTCCGGTGCCGCCGATGTCCCAATAGCACCGCAGGGCCATCAGCGGGTCGTGAGCAACCTTCCAGATGCGACCCTGTGCCTTGGCCTCGCCCAGCCCCTGAGCGAAGTACGCGCCCGTCTGGATGGCGAGATAGCCCCCTTCCCAGATATGGTTGTACTGGTCCGGCTGCATGCGCAGGCAGTCTTGCCGTTCCTGCTCAAGCTCGGCGCTGAACCATGGGTTGTCGCGCCAGTTGGCCTGGACGACTACCGCGCCCGTGGGCTTCTCAGCCCCACGCAGCATCACGTCAACCGGGTCCGTCTTGCGGCGGGCGTTCCAGCTAAACCACAGCTCCGAACCAGGCGCACGCAGCGTTGGACGAAGCATGTTGAGCGAATGGGCCGTGGCGGTCTGCGCCTCCTCCCACCATGCCCGCTTGAAGCCTTCCAGCGACTTGATGCTGTCGGCGGTGTAGTCCTGCATGCCCTTGAAGATCATCAGGCCGTCGCCGGGCGTCTGGATCACGTCCCGGAACACCTTGAAGCCGTCACGCTCGCCTAGACCGAAGTCGGCTAGCTTGGCCTCGATCAGCGCCTTGGACGACTGCGCTAGATCCTTCTGCACCTCGCGGATACAGACAGCGCGCAACCCCTCGCCCGTGATTCCAGGCTCGGCTAGTGCGTCCTCGATCAGCATGCCGCCGAAGAAATGCGACTTGCCCGAACCTCGGCCACCCCATGCGCCCTTGTAACGCGCGGGCGCCAGTAGCGGCTCAAAGACGGCTGCCGTCTCGATCTACAGGACAGTCACGGCTTGACGATGCGCCGTTCGATGGCGTGGACCAGCGGGCCGCCGCCCTCACCCGTCAACTGCACGGGCAGCAGCTTGGGATAGATCGTCCCCCACCAAACCTTTTCGTTCGCCGGGTCGGACTGCACCCACGTCACCAAGCGGTCAACACCGCCCAGCATTTCCGATGCCTGCTGGATAACGTCCTTCGCCGCTGTGCTCAGCGCGTTAGGGACGCCGGGCTTGCGGCCTGCGCCTGGGCGCTTGCCACCGCTTGCCATCTTTGATTCCTTGATTGTTTTTCAAACCTCGTCACCCGGCCACCAGTCCTAATCGACCGGCTTGCCCGTGGCGTTGTCTACGTAAATGGCGGCCCCGGTAGGAGTCGAACCCACTAGGCGGATCGCTTTAGAGGCGCCGGCCGCACCGTTTGGCTTCAGGGCATCAGTTGATGGAAGGTCTGCCGGAACCGTGGGCCTACTGCCCTTCCCGAATACCCGCTCCCAATTGTTGGTGAACGTCTGCTCGCCCACCTTCAGCGGACGTCGACCGGAGCCTTTACCGCTCACACTTAGTCCTTGGGAATCGCCGAAGGGATCGGCAAGCCAGCAGCTCGCATCTGCACCTTTACAGCCTCAAGATCCTTGAATGCCTCGGACGCATGGTCGAACTCACAGCCCTTCACGCATTCGCGAAGATGGGCCAGCTTGGCGGTCAGATTGGTCACTGTTGCCTCTCTGCTTTCAGGATTTCTTGGAGGCCCCGGATTTGGGCGTCTTGTCGCTGGACGATGGGGTCAATGGCTCGAAAAAGATCGACTGCAACTCCTGAGCACCCGTTGGCGGCTGCATCAGGCTGGCTGGCACGGGAGGAAGCTTCGGAGGCGAGACGCTGGGTTGCCCACTGGTCGCGCAGCCGGAGATTGCCAGCGCGCAGCTCAGCGATAGTGCGGTCAGCCTTAGCCTGTGCATCGGCTTTCTCCTGTTCGTACTGCCCGGCCAGGGCGTTGAAGTGCTCAGCTTGGGCATGCTCTTTTGCCCTCGCCGCCTCGGATGCCTTCAGATTGGCGTCCAGTTGAGCCGCTCGTTCTTCGGCTCGGTGCTGTAGATCACGGGAAACAGCGAGAGACCCACGAAAGTGCATGGCGAGCATGGCCGCCGCGACCGCCAGCACGGCTAGCGCGGCAAGCAGGTACTTGGTCATTGCAGCGCCACAACCAACTCGTCGCCCAGGTCAACCGACTCCATCAGGAGGTCAACCGGAAGCGGTGGCTTAAAGACCACCCAGCTACCCTGCACGGTCGGTTCACAGCCAAGGGCTCGGGCCTTCTCAACCAGCGCTTTCGCTCGCTCCAGCTTGGTCATGGCCCGGCCACCAAATGCAGGACGAACCCGCTCCACTGGTCAAACGTTGCGTAACCCGTAAACAGCGCAACGGAGGCCACCACGCACAGGCCGATGGTTAGCTTGGTGCGGGAGGTCACAGCGAAGCCTCTAGACGCGCTACTTCCTCGGGATTCTCGTCACGCCACTGCTGCCAGCTTTCGTCAGTCAACTGGTGTGTGATCCATTCCGGCGTGTCCGGCGTAGGCTCAAAGCAGCCACCCTTGCCGCTATAGCACTTGCTGCAAAGCGCGACGTTGTCCCGCTTGTCGCCGGCCGTACGCAGGTGTTCAGCGCAGAAGTACAGGCCGCAACCATGCTCGCCGCCGTATGGTTCGCTGCCGCAGACATGGGCCAGCCCTCGGTCAATCTCCTTTCCACATCCGGGGTGGTCGCATGTGGCAGGCACGCCATAGCCAATGTCACGGTTCCAGCGTTCGTCGAAGCCGATTGCCCAACTCATGCCTTCACTCCGAGGCAGGTAGCCGCCTCATCCATCCGCCTGTTCTCCAGGCCAGGGCTTACCGTGCGCCCGATGTACTTCCAGCGGATCAGTTGACGGCACGCCCCAGGCCAGTTGTTAAGCTGCGCCATCGTCTGCAACGTCGAACCGCACACAACCTTCGGGCCAGCGTTGTAGACCGCACTCGTCAGCGCTCCTTCGATCTGCGGCAGGAGGGGCATGGGAAGGCAGCGCTTCACAGCAGCCCGCGCAATCGCCATATCTGCCGCCAGGAAGCGTTCGCACTCGTCCTGCGTGTATGCTCTGCCCTGAACTACGTCCGGGCCCGTGTGGCCGTAGCAGACGGTCAGGACGCCGCCTAGGTCTTGGTAAGGCGTGTAGCGCACCCCTTCCCATTTCCCGATCAGCGCACCAGCAATCGCCAGCGCAGCCGTAGCGCCAACCGCGAGGGTTTTAGGACTCGGGGCCGGCATCGGGTTTGTGCTTGATCTTTCGGTAAACCTTCTCGCCAAGCAGCCAGAGGAACCAGATAGCTGTCAGAGCGGAAGCGAGCTTGTCCCAAGGGAAACCAGCGAGGATGCCGGCAAGGTATGTCACGGCATATCCCGCGCTCACGGTTTCAATGGAACTTCTCACTTGTCCTTCCTTGGCACGGCTGCCAAGCCGCCAGAGGGTTTGTCCACCTGACGCCAGGGACGACCCGGCTCCGTCAGAATCTCGATTTCTCCGCCCTTGTCCGCTATGCGGATTGCGATAGCCTCGACCTCGTTGGCGAAGGCTTCGATGCCGAACGGGAACACGACGTAGCCGCTTTGAGAGCTACCTGCGCCGGTGTACTCGTGCCAGTCGGCAAGGCTTTCAGCGTCTTGCGGATCTAGCTCGCACTCGACCTCTGGCAGCTCGTCGGCGTCGTCACTCATGGGTCAGCAGTCCGTGGTGCCTTTGCTGATGCCGTTACCCGTGCCGGTGGTCGCCCCACCAGCCTGCATAGAACCCATGCCGGTTACGAATCCAGTCTTGTCACTCATCAGGCTCACCAAAGAACGGGCTAGACGCAGCCGCCAGCATCACCAGCAGCCAGATTAGGCGGGCTAGGAGCATGGGCTGTGCCGAAATAAAGAACCGCTGGCAGCCTGTCGCCTATCTAGATCAGCGACAGACCCCAGCGGCCGTGTTGAAAGGGCCGGGAGCTACCCGGCTTGCCTACGCTGCCGCTTTCGCCTCGCGTAGGTCTTGGAGGCCGAACAGTGCCGGCAGAACAACTCAGCGGGACGGCGAGCGCTCGCCTTTTCAGCATCCGGGTTCCAAAGGTGCGACCGGGACTCCCAGTCCCCCGACCTCGCCACAGGATTTGCCCATGGCCGTGTACGATGCTGCCGCTGAAACTGGTGCCGCCCGGTTCTGGCTTGCCGGGTCTTGCGTGACCAATGGAGGTGTCGGCAGAGGCTGGGCGGCTAGGTCTTAGTGGAGCACCGAATTTCGCGTTTGTCGCAATGGTCAGAACGGCAGGCGCGAAAGAATGTCCTGAAGCCGGCAGCTCATCCGGGTCTGCGCCCGCTTGAGTGAATCAATGTGGTCAAGCACCTGGCCCTGCCACTTTTCGGGCGCCGCCACGTCGCAGCCATTGCCAAGTACGGGCTTGGCCGGGGCCAAAACCCGATCAAGCTTGTCGAAAAGCTGGTCGATGACGCCTTCCGTATAGGACTGCTCTTTCTCCAGCGCGCCAATCGCCTGATCGTACTGGGCGACGGAGGGTTGCTTGGCACCACAATTAGGGCTCTGCTCGTTGTACATCAGTCAATCTCCCGGTTCTCGCGCATGACGCGCATGTATTGGTAGTGCAGCTCCGCGTGGTAGTTGGCGAAGCCGTCGATCATCATTGCGGTTAGTGAATTGCGCACCTTCCGGTACTTCGGCGCCCACACATCCAGACGGACAGCGGCCACATGCGCGGCCTCGTCGTACTTGCCGGCGATGACGAACTCCAAGGCGTCTACGCCGGCCTGTGCGACCCAATCGCTACGCCGCCCACGGGGAGCTACCACGGACTGCCCATTGAGCTTCTTGGCCCGCGTATAGGCCCTAGCGCAGCCAATGGCCCATGCCATGAGCTGGCGGTCGAACATCGTGTCGCCACGGACCACGCGGCTATAGAGCTGCCAGCCGGGATAGGTCGAGTCGAACTGTTTGGCAGCACGGTTGGCGGCATCCACGCAGGCGTCCGACAACTGCGGGCAGGCGAACACCTGATCTACGTCCCGTTGCTTCAGGAGCCAATCGCCTACAGCCTGGGGGATGGTGGCGGTGGTCATGCTGGCTGGCCCTGGTCCGATGCTCGAATGAGTGCATTTCTGGCTTGTTCTTCAGTGCCATGGCAGTCGTTGCCAAAATAGCTCGCCTTGGGCCACCAAAAGCGAGGGCTTTGCAGGTCAAGGAATTCATATCCGAGCCAAAGCTTCCACGCGCTACGACGACGCACGCCGAAGGTGCCATCTGCGAATCGAACAACCTTTGCCATCACGCAGCCCCCGCCTTGGTCAGGTGCGCGTGCACCTCATCGATCAGGGCCTTTACAACCTTGATCTTCCGAATGGCACGCTTGTCGCCAGGCTTGCCGAAGCTCCACCAGATGCGGCGGTCGCAGTCAGCCAACTTCAGCTCAAGATGGCCGTTGTCGTCATCGATGTAGACGCGGACGTAGGAATCGCTGTCCTTCAGCGGCTCAAGGAATACGCGTTTCGCTTTCATGCGAGGTGGCTCCAATCCCGGCCCTTGTGCCGCTTGGTCATGTAGTCGAACAGGCTTTCCCCCGTGTACTCCTGGCAGAGCCAGTCAAGGTCAAGGAACATCGGGGCCATGTTCCCGTCGCGCACGTCATGCAGGACGGCCACGCCTCGCCACTCGTTAGCCGCCTGCGGGCCTCTGTATGCCTCTGTTCCGAGATAGCAGCTACCCACGACGATGCCGTGCAACGTGCGTCCGTTTGGGAGGGGCCTATCGCTGTAACGCTTGCCCTGCTCATGGCCCTGCACGAAAGAGAACCCCAGCTTGTTGAGCCGGTTGTCGATCGTTCCGCCGATGGGTCGGTTGCTATGCGCGGATTGCCAGTAATGGGCGTACCAGACGCCGTCAATCTCGACAGGCTCAAGGAACTTGTAGCGCTCGAAGCCAAAACGCTCCACGTTGCACAGGTGACTTCCCACAACGCCCTCAAGTGTCGCGTCGTTGGCCGCTACACGGTCGGCGCGATCTTCATGGTTGCCGGTGGTGAACACCATGCGCGGCTTCCAGCTCTTTTCCTTGTTGCGCTTGAGGCGGGCAGTCTCCGCATGAATGGGGGCGGTAAGCCGCTCCATCGCCTTGTCACCCGCCGCAATGTCGGCCTTGAGTCGTTTGTTCTCCTTTTCCAGCCCACCCGGCAGGCTGTGCCGTGACAGGCTAGGAAGGTCGTAGAAGTCGCCAATGCACACGATCACGTCCGGCTTGCGGCGGACAATGTCCTTGGCGATCCAGTCCAGGTGGTCGGTCACATCGCCGGGGCGAACCTGGCAGTCGGGGATGACGTAGTGCCGGCGCTTTGCACTCACAGCCGATCCTCCCCACCCGCCAACCGCTCGTCATGGTCACGGATAGCCTCTGCCTGCATCGGATGCGGTGCGCGAATCTCGCGGGCGGATAGGCCGTCGCAGTTGGGGGCTTTGACGTAATCAGGGTGCCACCGTGGCGTGCGTCCTTCCTCAGTGGCCACGTCATAGGCAATCTTCGCCTCGCGCTGCTGCTTGGGTTCGTTATCCCCCAGCGCCTCGCGTATCAGGTCGCGTGCATGGTTGACGTAGGCCAGAGCGGTGCGCAGCTTGCGCTCGGACTCGGGCATTTCAGTTGGTGCACGATATGCACCTACTGGCGTCTGACGCGCCCTCGCCTTCCGTTCCTCGTGGTCGGCGTACAGGTTGTCGGGGTAGTGGAGGCCGGTCATCGCAGTGGCTCCAATGCCAAGCTTGCTGCCGCAGAAACGGCGCACAGGCCCAAGAGGAACAGAAACACCCGCACCATCTGCCTGTCGTAATCCCTGCGATTCATTGCTCATCACCGCAAGAGATTGGCTCACCAATGGAAAGCGGCGTATTTACCGACGCGTCGCTGGGAAGAAGCCAACTAAAGAACTCAAAAAAGCAGTCGATGGCGATCGCCGCGAACTGGAAGAGCCCGACCTTTGGGCAAGCAATGACCTCATCGCCATCATCACGAACCCAGGCCGGCATGCCGTACAGGCGTCCATGGTTGGTAAAGCC